TAGGTCATAAAGGGCCAAGAGTCTAAAAGCTGTTTTATTTGTTCCACGGTTTCCGCTAAATATAGAAAAAGACAAGGTAAAAATGATTACTGTCAAACTATTTAGTTATCCGAATTCGGTCGAAGTTCAAATATTCGACTCCAGTATATTCACGACAAGGAACCGCCAAGTGTACAGCCGCCCCATCAAAGTTTATCAGGGAATCGACAATCCCATACAGGTAATAGTTAAAAACCAGGATCAGAAGAAGGTCAATCTCACTGGTTACGTCATGCAGGCCAGTATACAGGATCCCATCAACCAACTCACTGTGGAAACCTACGCTGTGACATTTGCCAATATTGCAGCAGGACAGGGCAATTTCACCATTGATAAAGGCACAATAAATTCATTGGAACAACGTTTTTACAAACTGACATTTAAAACAATCAAAACATCAGATAACACAGAACAGCCTGTTTACGTAGACGATAATTATTCTGCCCCATTGGAGTTGGAAATATTACCAGCTTACTATGCTGAAACCATAGCTGAACAATCTGAAGTGATAATTGATGGCGGAACACTATGACCATATACGCAAATGTAGGCCACATACTATTAAAGCGTGGCAATACCACACAAAGTGAAGCATACACAGGCCCCCTGGGGGAACTTACGTATGATACTGATTTAAGAACTATACGTGTACACGATGGCAGCACTGTGGGCGGTAATGTTATTCTGGTTAACCAAACAACATTAACTGCATATCAAACCTATGCTAATGCCAATGCAGTCACTCAGGCATCTAACATCAACAGCATTACTGCTAATATTGGCAGTTTCTACACCTACGCCAATTTGCATTTTACTGATAGTTCATACAGTAATAGCAATGTGGCTAGTTATCTGCCGGTGTATTCTGGTAATGTATCTACAGCCAATGTAATTTTGAGTGGTAATACCGGATTCCCCGCCAATACCACAGCAGTGGTTGCCTGGGCTCGAATCACTGTGGGCACGACGGCATATTGGACTCCGCTGTATCAGTAACCTAATCATTTGACCTAGTTCAATAGTTCTGTTATACTAGCACGATGCTGAATACTATTCAGGACGCTGTGCGTCTGATCCTTCCTGGAAAACGTAAAACTAATTCATCGTCAGGATGGATATCGTTTAATGCTGTGTGTTGTCAACACAATGGCGAATCAGCAGACACCCGTGGCCGCGGTGGCATGATGATGAATGCCGACGGTGGTGTCAGCTATCATTGTTTTAACTGCAATTTCAAAGCCAGCTATCAACCTGGACGTCATTTAACATACAAGTTCAGAAAACTATTGGGTTGGCTGGGTGCTGATGACAACACCATTAAAAAGCTGACCATTGATGCCATCAGAGTTCGAGATCTGATAGCACCAGAAGATTTAGTAAAAGCAGAGCCTGAAACACAGATCGCATTTCGACCCAGACCACTGCCTGAAGAGGCCTGCAGTTTTCAACAACTCAATACATTCTATATTCTGAATGACGAGCAGGACGTACCAGATGACTGGCATCGATCTGTGTTGTATGCCGCAGAACGCAATGTAGACGTCAAGAAGTATGATTTTTACTGGACACCTGAAACCCAATACAATTTACACAAACGGATAATTATTCCATTTACCTGGCAACACCAGATCATTGGATATAGTGCCCGTGCTGTACAAGACGACGTTAAACCCAAATACTTTACACAACACGAGCCCAACTATGTTTTCAATGTGGATAGACAACTTCCTGCAAATCGCTTTGTCATTGTATGCGAAGGGCCATTCGATGCAATGGCTATTGACGGCGTGGCCATACTAGGCAACGAAGTCAGCGAACAACAGGCTGATATTATAGACCGCCTGGGGCGACAGGTCATAGTGGTGCCAGACACTGACCGTTCTGGCCGCCGGATGGTGGATGCTGCCCTGGAGTACGGATGGGACGTGAGTTTTCCAGTCTGGCAAGAGACATGCAAGGACGTCAACGAAGCAGTCACACGTTATGGCAAACTGTTTGCATTAAAGAGCATATTGGCTGCGGTGGAAACCAGCAGATTAAAGATTGAGATCATCAAGCGCAGGCTATATAATAGTCTATAGGAGAATACATGGAAGAATACAGCGTACAAGTACAAAAGATGTTTTTAGAAATGATGATGTCAGATGTAGAGAGTTTCGTACGAATTAAAAATATTTTCAATCCCCGGAACTTTGATCGCAGCCTGGTCAAAGCAGCAACATTTTTATTAGAGCACAGTGACCGATACAAAATACTGCCCACATTGGATCAGATCAATGCAGTGGCAGATGTACAATTAAGGCCCATACCTGCAGGCGAAGTCCGCGATGGCTGGTTACTGGATGAGTTTGAAAAGTTTACCCGACGCAAAGAACTATACAGAGCCATCATGGAGTCGGTGGACTTGTTGGAGAAGCCCGAGCAGGACTTTGGATCTATCGAGCGTTTGATCAAAGACGCAGTACAGATCAGCCTGACCAAAGACATGGGTACTGACTATTTTGAAGATCCCAAGGCCCGATTGACTGCATACTTTGACAACGGATATAAAGTCAGCACAGGCTGGCCAAGCCTGGATCACATACTGTACGGTGGATTCAGCCGTGGGGAACTCAACATCTTCGCTGGTGGATCCGGATCAGGTAAGTCCTTGTTCATGATGAACATTGCCATCAACTGGTTACAGGCCGGACTGAGCGGCGTCTACATCAGCCTGGAACTCAGTGAGGGGCTGACATCCTTGAGAACTGATGCCATGATATCCAACATGGGCACCAAAGAGATTCGCAGGAATATAGACGACGCAGTGATGAAACTGAATGTGGCCAAGAAGAAATATGGTGAATATCGCATCAAGGCCATGCCAGCACAGAACAATGTCAATGACATACGTGCCTACATCAAGGAGATGGAGATTCAATCTGGTACCAAAGTTGACTTTGTCATGGTGGACTATCTGGACTTGTTGATGCCGGCCAGTGCCAAGGTCAGCCCCAACGACTTGTTCGTCAAGGACAAATATGTATCAGAAGAATTGCGTAACCTGGCAGAGGAGTTAAATGTATTCTTCATCACAGCCAGTCAGCTGAACCGTAGTGCTGTGGAAGAGATTGAATTTGACCACAGTCACATCTCTGGTGGCATTAGCAAGATCAACACAGCAGACAATGTGTTTGGTATCTTTACCAGCCGTGCCATGAAGGAACGTGGTAAGTATCAGATTCAGTGTATGAAGAATCGCTCGGGCGCAGGTGCAGGGCAGAAGGTTGATCTGGATTACAATATCGAGACCATGCGTATTACTGATCCTGGACTGGAAAATCAGGATCGTGGACCAGCCAAGCCCATGAGTGCTGTACTGGATCAGATCAAGACCAGTACAGTGGTCAACAGCATGGCCAACAGGTCAGTGCCAGTAGCAGAGGTCAATAGTGCCAAGTTGAAGAATATGTTGGCTGGACTCAAGACCAACGCATAATGAAATTAATTTGCTTCAGCAATAATACCGCCGGTGGTCTGGTGTGTGATTTGCTCAACCGCCGGCGTAGCAACATGGATTCCTACAGGACCACTGGATCGGATCACAACACATTTAAAATAGGTGACAGACCCGACATCCAATGGAGTGTGGATTCTATGTCGTGGCAACAACAAATATCACGGGTGCAGGACCTAGAACTATGGATGGGCACACATCTGCACCCGTCGGGTATTCCTGATCCTGGGGAATTCCAACAAATAGTGGTGATAACTACAGAATCACGACGTAGTCGTTTGTATCGTTGGCTGCGATATTATCATGGATGGTTTTGTCAGCATGATCCCGAGTGGGCTGAGTCAGGCGAGTTGGATGCAATTGATCGCATCAGAGAATTGTCCAAGAATGTATTTGAACCCTATACTCCATATCCTGGGTGTTGGAATGTGGAGTTTGAGGACATCGTCTCTGGGCAATTTGTTGCTGAAAACAATCTGGACGATGAGTACTATCAACAATGGCGAAAAGCCAACGCATTCCTGTATTCACACACAGATTCCTGGGCAGTTCAACGATTCAATGAAGCCGAATGGGAAATACTGAATCAAAAGCCATATAGATATATCTAATATCCATAAATACCACATATTGGAGTTAAACTTTTGCAAAAGCGTACTCGCAGCATACTTGACGAACTGGATGGTTTGTTAGCACACCGCGATAGAGCAAATCTGGTGGAAAGTCGTGCCAGTAATGTCATCGCTGGAGCCATTAATCTGGTCAGGTATATCCGTGAAAACTATGATGCTGAGGCAGCTGAAGAGTTGGAACGTAGACTGATTAATAGTATTCGAAGCCAAGACCCTAATAAATTCATACGTGGCGTAAGGAGATTTGGTAACGATGAAAACGAATAATACAAGAAAATCAGTATCGGAAGCTACACCGGAACAACAACGTGCGGCACTGACTAAGAATCGTGCAGCCGCAGCAGCCAAGCAACCAGGTGTACCACCTGCTCAAGTACCCACTCCTGCTGCGGCAGCATCACCATCCACTGCAGGATCAGATCCTATCGCTGGTAAAATAGCAGGACAAGCTGCTCCAAAATATTCTGGAAATCCACAGTTGGGCACACTGGGTAAAATTGGCAAAGGTGTATTGCAAGGAGCCGCTGCATTGGGCAGCGACACCGCTGACAAAGCTGTAAGGGGTATTGACGCCTTAGGCAAAAACAATCCAGCTGCTGGTGCTGCCACCACCGCAGCTGGAGCAACCGCTGGTGGTGCAGGTACTCCGGGTGCGGCCAAACCCGATCCCATGGCTCCAGTGGGCGGTACTACTGCCCCGGCCCCTGCTGCTGCACCAGTGGCGGATACTGGCCTATTTGCGGATCCAGCAACGTTTACAGCAGCATGGGATAAATTTATCAAGGATCCAAATAGCTCGGCTGGCAGTCTAAATGCTGCTGGTGGTAAATTTGATCTGTCAGTCAACAGGGAACTATTGGGATTATTTCAACACATGTACAGCCAAGCCGGCGGTGTAATGAAAGAATCACGATTCATCGCCAAGCGAAACATGTTGATTGAAAATATTATTCGTCGCGAGCCCATATATGAAAGCAGTTATAATGCCTCCCGTATGTTGGTAGAGGCAGCATTGACTCAAGATCAGATCCAACAAATATTTGCAGCAGTAGCTGACGGCGCCAAAGCCGGCGGCAACGTCGCCAACGCCGGTGATGCACCAGCAAGTAATAAAACCATGTTGGGCAAAGGAACTGAGGCCATCAGCGGCGCTTGGAATAAAGTCAAGACAGCCATCAGTCAGTCAGGACCTGTATCGGGATTTGACGTAATGGTTGACAAACTTCAGGGCAGCCTATTACAGGCAGCCGGCGGTCAATCAGGCGCTGTGGGTAAAGCCATACAAAAATATCGAGAGTTTGCTACAGCTCATCCAGTGATGCAGGGTGCAATCTATGCTGGTCTAATTGCGCTGGCTGGTGTCAGTGGTGCTGGATTGGGTGGTGCAGCCATAATTGGCGGTATCAAAGTGTTTGACCGGTTACTACAAGGCGACAAGGCCAGTAGTTCATTGTGGAAAGGATTCAAGACTGGCGCAGTAGCTTATGGTGCTGGTCAACTAGGCCAGGCAATGCAGTCCCCAGATCCCACCAGTATGGGTGGTGGGGCTGGCGTAAACATTGATGCACAAGATTATGGAAGTGATCCTTCTATAGCTAATTATCCAGAGATCAATGGACCTGAGGGAACTGGTGGTGGAACTGGAAGTATGCCTGCTCCCACGCCGGGTTCGGAATATGCAGTAAGAGCCGGTGACAATCTAAGTACCATCGCTCAGACCAACAATATGAGTGTTCAGGACTTGATGACGGCAAATCCACAGATAACCAATCCCAATGATTTGTCGGTGGGCCAAAAGCTGACAATTCCGGCACCTGCCACGGGTAATCCAATTTATGCCCAAGGTGTCGGTACTGCTGCCGATACAGCATCCAAGGTTGCCACTGGGCAATATACACCCAGTCGATTCGGCATACGTGAACATTTCCGTAATCCCTATATTGATTGGTCACGTACTGCACTAAATGAGGGCACTGGCACAATGATGATATTCATCACTGGGGCTGGTGTGCAGAAAGTATTTAAGA